GCCTGCAACCTGAAAACTAATAAAATCAGGGTCGCTATATCCGCTTGCTTTAGAACAATACAAGTTTTTATTTGCGCTTGATTGCGCAACAACAGCACCGACAGAACCGTCTACGTAAACGCCATTATCTGCGGTTGATCCTGTAGCAATTCCAGATGTGCTAGTCAACCCCACAAGCAAGTTGCCGCTTGAGTCGATGCGCATGGCTTCTGAAAGACTTGAGCCGTCATAGCTAGAAAAAGTCAAAGCGTAAGTGGTTCCAGCATTTACAGCCACATGAGCAATCTTCCCTGTTACGCCTGTACCACCTGCTGACGCATCGTTAGTATAAAACTCAATAGCGTTAGCTACTTGGCTAGGATCTATTCCACTTTCAGTATTTTCAATGCGAAGCGCCGTTGTTCCGGCAGAAGCTCCTTGAGAAATATGAAGCACTTGCTGAGGCGAGTCAGTACCAATACCGACGTTGCCGTCATCCAAAATCCTCATGGCTTCTGTAGAGCCTTGAACAAATATGGTGTCTTTCGGTGTTGTTATCTTAAAGTCACGACCACCATTTTCTACGTTTAATTCTGTAGCCGCAAAGCCGCTGTCGGTGTCTTCTATTTTAATGTTAGTGGCACCCGTGCTTGCAACGTGTAGTAATCCAGACGGACTGCTAGTGCCAATTCCTAAACGTTCTGTAGAAGCATCCCAGAACAACTTAGGCGTTGTGCCAGTGTCTTCGTAGAAGCTGATGTCGCCTGTTCCGTGGTCAATACGCAGACGTTCAACAGGATTTGAAACAGAGTCATCAACAGTACGAATACGTAAATCACCTGCTGTCTGCAAAAATTGCGTATTATTACCAGTAACGTCTGACTCAATCATGTTGTATTGAGGCGTTGCGGCAGTGTGGTCAAAATTATTGCTATCTAACTCTAGTGTTCCTGCTATGGTTGCCCCGTCTGAAACAACACTCCCCGTTACGTCTATGCCTGTGGAGGTGGTGGCTAGGCGTATAGCACCCCCTGCCGCATACAATTCAGCATTTCCGCTGTTACCAAAAAATATCTTATTACCTGATGCTGTAGCTATATTGGGACTGTCAGCCCAGATTCTTAAATCACCAGTGCCGTCATCTTTTATGTAGCTATTAGACCCATCGTGATAAATAAGGAGGTCGCTACCCGCACCGAAGATGGCCTTGTTATTGTCGCCAAAGTTAATGTCAGCAGAGGTAGTCATACCGTCTGTGGTGATGACTCCTGTAACGTCGATGCCTGTGTTGGTGGTGGCTAGTTTTTTGCTGTTGTTGTACCACAAGCTAACATCTGTATCGCTATTAGCCTGTATCATTGTTTCGTCATCAGCAGCATTCCGTATACGAAAATCTGCCGCAAGGATTCGTAAATCACCTGTGCCTTGGTCGCTAACGTAGCTATGACTACCATCGTGATAAATCTGTAGGTCAGAGCCAGCACCGAAGATGGCCTTGGAGTTATCAGCAAAAGTGATGTCGTCGCCTGTGCCCACCGCGATGTCTGTGCCGCCTGTGGTATTGCCGTTGGCAAGAACTTCTGATAATTCGTTATTAGCGCCGACTTGACTGTCTACGTACGCTTTGATGGACTGCTGAGTAGCTAGTTTTGTGGCGCTATCAGAGGACATGTCGTCCTCGTCTTTAATACCTGTAACCGTGGCTCCGTCACCGCCAATAGAGAGGCTGGCAATGTTACTGATGCCTTCTTCTACGTTAGTGCCATCACAGAATACGACCATGTTTCTACCAACAGGTACTGCTATGCCAGTACCGCCGGAGGTCTTAATGGTGATTACTTGCGCCGTACTGTTTTCGACAATATAGACTTTAGATAGGGCAGGGCACACAACCGTACCTGCACCTGTTAGTGCGGTGCCTGTGTCAGTAAGCGTTAGTATTGCTGCACGCGATTCGGATGTGGTGCCGTCTGCGCTGGTTAACGTGTGCGAGTTAGCAGTCCACGTATTGATAACCTTACGGCCTGCAACGGCTTCTTCGACCATCGAAGTGATGTTGTCGTTAACCACATCGCCCCATGTACCACTTAATTCGCCCTGAACTGGTAGGGCGAGCTTCAGAATTGTCGTGTATTGAGTTGTCATCTAAAACCTCATGCGGCTATTTCTTGCCAATTTGGACTTTGTGCACCATCTACAGCGCCCCAAGAAGGTGATTGTGTGTCCGTAACATTTTGCCAACTTGGGTCTTGAGAAGCTGATATTTCGCTCCAAGAAGGCGATTGTGTATCTGTAATCCCTTGCCAGTCTGGGTTCTGGTTTGTATCTATTTCTCCCCAGACATTTACCGTACCTATAGCGCCTGTTGCGGTTAGGCCCGTAGCGAGTATATCTACGTTACCCGATACTACAACATTACCAATACTGCCGGTAGCAAATACTCCTGTCGGGAATACCGTTTTACCAAAGGCAATGAACACTGTCCCTACTGCCCCTGTAGCTGCTACTCCAGTAGGACTAACAACGGCTTCAGCTATTATGCTGACTGCCCCTACACCACCACTTGCTGCAAGCCCCGTAACAGGTATATCGGCATTAGCGGCTACTACAACGGAACCTAACGCCCCAGTAGCCGCTAGACCTGTAACCGATACATTAGCGTCTGCAACTACCGTAACCGAGCCTACACCCCCTGTGGCGGCTAGCCCTGTGGGAGATACTACCGCGTCAGCAGATACTGTAACCGTACCAATAGCGCCCGTACCCGCCAGACCTGATGGGTACACATTTGCTGTGCCGGTGGCTGTAGCAGTGCCTAGAGTGCCAGTGCTAGAGACCCCCGTGGGGGTAACAACGGCTTCAGCTACTACCGATACGGAACCAACAGCCCCAGTAGCAGCCACGCCGTCTACTGACACAACAGTTAGGTCGGTACCCCAAGAGCCTTGGCCCCAAGCAGTAGACCCCCATCCTACGTATTCAACGGAGGAGGCCATCTATCTAGGCTATACGAATAATAGCGTTGGTAGCATCTGCGGTGGGGAACTGGATTTGGAAATCGCCCGCAGTAGAGGTCTTATCCGCACCAAAATCAAGTACCGCGACAGCGGGATTACTTCCGCCAGACTGGTAAATCAACGCTCCGCGCGCCGTAATAGTGGCTGTAGACCACGTAGTGTCAGCGAAATCCAAGAATGCGGTAGTGCCAGACGTTGTGGGGGCAACAACCGTTAACGTGTTTCCTCCAGCCGAGTAGCCTGTACCAGATACTTCGTTTGTAACTGAGTACGCCGTGGTAGACGCATCTAGCGTAGCTGACGATGTGTAAAGAGCAATCTTGTATGTTTGAGACGTGTCACTACTAAAGTCCATCTCACCGTCGAGGAGAGCTTTCTTAAAAGAAGTGCACATAGCTTGTGTTATAGCCATTGTTTTTCCTAACTAACTGGAACGCGAAATTGACCTGAACGGTAAGTGTCTTCCCGCAACTTACCATCGCCCAGAACCTTGAGAAGCCCAAGAGCCTGTACATACATCTTATCGTACAAGGCAACTAAATCAGGCTCACCCTTCATAAACCGTAAAGCCTCAACTAATGCTCCGTTTAACAAAGCGGAGTCAAACTCTTCTCCAAGCCACGTAGTACCTGCGGTAACTATAGACTCTGGGTAGTACCCATAATGCAATTCCATTGTGTACCCGCTGTCTGGAGTAGGCCCGAGAATAATAGTGTCATCGTCGAAGTAGCCGTAGTGTTTGGGTAACGCTGTAGCGGTAGGATTAGGGTACGCCTCACGCATAAAGTTAACGTCTTTATTCAGCAAGAACGAATAGTTACCACTACCATCTACAACAGCAAGGCTGTACGAGTACAAGAAGTCAGCGGGCGTTGACAGGTACTTAACACCAGAAGTCAAAGTGCCAGTGACATTCTTACGCAGCGCGGGTATCTGCACGGCGTTGTATATCTTCTGCTCTGCCTGTTCTGTGAACATAGCAAGCTGGTCATCCGTAAAAGAAGTTTCACAGATGTCCTGAATGTTTGCTTTTAACTCGGTGTAATTCATATCTTACGCCATAGGGCCACGGGCCATCGTGCCTTTCGTTGCAGCGCCAACACCACGTACTTTGACGCCTGTGGTCTTAACACCCTCCATATCAGGCTTAGGCGCGTCTTTTACTTCTACTGGTGTAGGCCATCCTACGGTCTTAACTACTTTTGGTGCTTTCATATCACGACTCTAAGTTGTTACTGTTACTGTACCTATCTGACCCGTCCCAACCAAATCATTAGGTGTCAGGTTAAATGGGTCAAACCCCATACCTACAGGGTTCCAACCCCATTGTATATCTCTGTTCTGCACATACCCAGCAAAATCAGGGCGTGGATCTCGAATAGCCTGCGGGTCGTCCACTGGGGTCTCGCCTAACTTTAGCTGCGGCTGGTCTGGGTTCCAACACTCTGGGCAAGCCTTTATGTTCGTATCTATGCCTTTACGTACTAACTTCTTCAACTCTCGTAACTTGTAACGAAACCCGCAGACATCACACTCCGCGATGGCCTTTTTAGACGACGCAAAACGGTTCGACATTGCTAGGCTCTACCGATACGCGGCACAAAGCGTGCGGATGTCTTTTCTCTGTCTTCCCCCGCCGCCAGTGCAAATTGTTCTTCGTACGCTTGTTTGAGCATAGCCACACGATCCACCAGCTCTGGTTCTTTCATAGCGATATAGTACGCAAGACCCGCTACCAAACACGGGAAGAACCTGAAGTTCATATCAGCGGTCTCTACGCCGCCTCCTGCGTCCTCTATACGCCGCATACGCCAATAGTAGAATACGTAGTCATTGCTGTCTGGAACCGGCCACACGTTGATTTTAGGGGCATCTCGAAGGCGTTCTACGAACACTTGTATCGGCCTACCTTGCGTTAACTTGTTAGGTATAGATGCGTAGGTACTTACGCTGATACGGCTTATCGTAAGATCAGACTGTGTGGTGGCATTACCGCTGCCCGTGCGGATCTGCTGTTCTAGCAAGTCTATGGTGTCAGCAGGTAGTGTGTACTCAGAAGTACCTTGCGTAAGGCTCAACGTACCTTCGTCAATCGTCCACATGTTAATGCCACGGTTTTGCCACTCAATGGTCATTAAGTTCATAGAGCGTCTGGCAGTACGTAGATCATATCCAGAACGCATTTCACGACCGGCACGCTCCCACGCCTCTTCAGCGATTTCCGTGAAGTCCATATTAAATGCAGTTGTTCCAGATGTAGCCATTGTCTGTTCCTATACGTACAGGGTCTTTTTACGCCTGTTATTCATTACTGCACCGCAGCCTCTGTGGTTTGCGCGTATCTGACCACCGGCCTTTGCCATTCTAACCTTGGCTTTAGGAGTGTTGGACACCACCTGTTGCCCTCTAGCACCGGCCTTTTTCTTTTTACGTGCTGTAGTAGCCCGTTCAGACTGACTCAGTGACTGTGCCTTAGCTTTGGGTAAGCAACGATCTGGGTTCTTCTTGTTCTTCGACGTGCCGCATTCACCTTTGATCTTGCCATCGGTGCCAATACGAACCCACTGCTGATCCCGCCATTTCTTCAAATCACCCATTACTTACTCTTCTTCTTGCTGCCCTTAGCATAATTAGGATCTTTGCAATACTTAGAAGCTGCCATATTCGCATAAGCAGACGGGTACGTGTCGAAGGTACGTTTGGCCCAAGCCTTTCCCTTCGCACATATCTT